GTTTCCCAGTCACGATCCTCAATCTCTCCAAGGTTAGTGGCACCAGGAAGAGTTTCAATCTTGGTTCCTCTTCCGTTTTTAGTAGCCACAAAGAAGTCTTCGTCAAGGGACATCGGGTTGTACCTTGCATTTACTTGTGATGTAGACCCTTGATAGAATTTCTCTTTTTTGAACTTTTGTTTGATACGCTCAATGAACATCTCGGCTTTGCTTGTTGGCAGGTTACCTGTATCAATATAGAAGATACGCCTTTCAGGAGCGCGAGAAAGCCGATAGATCATCATGGCATCTTCCATCATTTTCAGCGAGCGGAAGATTCTATGGCATAATGCTGCGATAGATTTACCATATGGGTAGAATACAGGGTCCGAGGTATGGAGCCTGAAGTGTACGATTTGATGCTTATCTAACTCAATGTACTTAATTGCTCTCTGCTCACCCGTACCGTTGTAGAGAACTTCATTAACATCTGAGGTAGGGATCTCTTGAAGGAACTTTTTTAGATAACCAAACTCATTTTCTACCCTAAGAAGATAGTTGGGATTTAGGACTTTGATTTTCTTAACACCCTCCCTCGGCTTTTCCACGTTGACAATCATCTCAATGAAACAATCCCCATACTTAACAGTATTCCTAGAAATATCCCAAAGAATCTTGTCAAGTCGAATGTCTCTAAAAAAATCTTCCACTTCGTCAACAAGCAAGGAACTTTCGGAATCAACAGTCCATCTCTCTCCCCTAGATCCCCGCTGAGTAGTGTCGTCTGCATAGATGTCAAACGCTGCGCCGATTTCGGGATACTCGTCCATTTCCTCGTACTCTTTGTATCTCTTTTTCCTGTTTAACTCATTCTGAGGAACTATAGGGTTTCTTACAACCCCACCTATTGCAGGACCATCCTTCCCCGGAGTATCTTTTAAGACACCTGTAGACTTAATGGTATCTCCAGTAAGCGCAGTAGGTTGTCCCTGGTCTAAAGCCTTCTGAACCGCTGGTTGAGCTTTAGTCGCAAAAAACTTTGCAAAAAATCTACCAATAGGCCCCGTAGGAGTGTAATATGTTCCAGCACGGCCAGCGGAACCACCGAAGTTGGTATAACCACTTTCGTTTATAGGCTCTTCGTTATTTTCTTCTATTTTATCAACCATCTGTAGTCTTCCTTGCTTAGAGCGCCGTGAGCGGTCTTGATATTAGCCGTGTAAGAATTAGTCACGGGAAGAGGTGCCTCTCCTGGGATTGGCCTCGTACCCATAAGTTCCATAGGCGTGGTATCTAGTAAGTTTTTATAGGCGTGAACAGAGAGAGCCAGACTCATGACAAGATCGTCATGATATCCTTTTTCTGCTTGAACTTTACCGTTCTCACCAATGATAAACGTGAAAAGCTCGTCACAGGTCCTAGTAGAGTTAATTTTTATCAAGTCTGTTCGAACTGCTTCCTCCAACTCAGCTAGGATACTCTCTCTGTTTTTTGCCGTGATTTGAAACCCTATCTCTCCCTTGTCGTCGGCCCATAAGTTCTCATACTCATAGACGTTGTAGAGCCAGTCAATCAAGTTGTTTCCAATCGTGTTTCGCTCACAAATAATGTGGGCTGTATTATATAGCATACCTTCGTTAGCTAATATTTGAGCAAAATCATTTATTGCTGTCCTATTAGAGTAGAACTCGGCAACCTGCTGCCCATTATACATGTTTATTATGTGAAAAGCAGAGTAGTCTCGGTCTCTTCCAAGTGACGTATCACAAGCAATAAGGTAATTATAATGTGGTTGAGGGTCTTGCCATACACGCATACGGTTGTTATACTTAGTAAAATACTCCTCGCTCGTCTGCTGGGCCACATCTTTTAGGATCTCACCCTCAATATAAGTGTCTCCTGTGCCTAGGAAGCTGCACTCATACTCCTGTAGCCACTGTTTCGTAGGCATGTTGGCTTTTGTGGTCTCTTCCCACTTATGAATATCAAGTTCTTTCTCAGCCATCTGCTCATACAGATGCTCATATCCAGGCGTAAAGTTATACTCTGGGTGCTCTTGCCAACGAATATCTATGGGATGGAAGGAGTTCTCTCCGTCCAAGGCTTTTTGATAAACTTCATGATACCAGTTACCGATACCGTTGACAGTAGAAAGCACGAAAGCACGACCACCTGTAGAAATAATCGGGTAAACAGCAGCCCAAATAGTATCAATATTTTCAATGAATGCAGCCTCATCAATAATCAGTAGGGATCCAGCAAGTGATCGACCCGACTGTTTTCCAGAAGGTCTCGATTTAATTACAGAGTTTGTCTTGAGCTTGAGCGTATGCTTGTTATCCTCTACAATCCCCGGCTTCAGGAACTCTGGTAGCTCGTCGTACATGAGCTTGATTCTGTCCAGAACCTCCGTAGATTCAGCATCACCCTTAGAAAGGATAACTACAGACTTGTGCTTCTGAAATATAATAGTCCATAGAGACCATCCAGCAGCAATAGTGGTGCATCCTGCCTGACGAAACTTACGAAGAATGTTAAATCGGTGCCCTTGTAGATCTCCTAGAATTCTTTCCTGGAACGGGTAAAGTTTGAAGGGTACAAGTCCCCTAACTGGGTGAGTAACCTTGATGTACTTTGATATGAAATACACTGGGTCTTCCGCACATCGCCTAAATTCTTCTAATAATTTTTCTTTTTCCATGAAAAAATCCGTAATATAATATATTATAGTATATGAATACCTACGCTGTAATATGTACTAGATCAAGAGAAGATATTTCTCCTACCGCACACGCACTAATGAATTATTACACTTCCTTAGGTGTAAAGGTTTTGCTCATGTGCAACCAAGGATCTATATTTACTGCTTATTCAAATGCTTTTAATAGAGCTAACCCTGATCCCGAAGACCTATTCATCTTTTGTCATGACGATATTGAAATCCATGACCAGAAAGATAAGTTTATTAATAAACTTATAAAAGAAACAGAGCCTGAAGATGTTGGTTTTGTAGGTCCAGCAGGAACTACTGAGTTAGGAAAAGACGCTGTATGGTGGGATAGGAATAATTGGAGGGCAGGTAAGCATAGAGGTAGGGTATATCATATACACCCAGACGAAATAAAGCCAGTAGATACTCTTTACGGCCCTGCTGGTGAAGTTGTTGTCTTAGATGGTTTATTTCTAGCGGCGAGAGCTAGAACTATTAGCAAGATAGGGCTAGAAAAACCTGAATACTTCGAAGGTAGGTGGGATTTCTACGATATTCACTATACAAGCAAGGCATTCCTACAAGGATTCACTAATAAAGCCATAGATATCAAGATTATACACCACTCTTTGGGTGAATTAGTGGGTAGAGACTCCTGGCATAAAAATAGAGAGGCATTTATCTCAAAAATTGAGTTGCCTCTCCAAGTAAATCAATGATTTAGAGTAAATCACTCTTCAGTTTTCTTTTTAGCGTCCTTCTTGACCACTTTTTTCTTAACTTTAGGGGCTACTTCGGCTTTTTCTTCAACAACAGGTGCCTTTGGAGCCTCAACGGCGGGCGCTGGAGTGGGGAGAGGGCCATATTTACGAACAGCCATACGGTATCGGGACGTTCCAGGGCGATAAGCCCCAGCAAGGTAAGCTTCTTTTTTCATAATAATCAGGGAAGTTCGTCTAAAGTTGGAGCGTCAGCAGGATCTATGTTATTTTCTTCCCTTACAGCTTTAGCCCTATTGGTATCTGGATCGTTTTTTATGATTTCGATCAGCATTGGTATTGTTCCTATCATAATTAGTCCATCCTATCGTTACGATTTTGGTGTTTGAAGTCCTTTCCGAACTTCCTCTTATTATCTAGTATAGTAAGGTAGGTAAGTTTCTTTCGAAAATCATCTTGCTTCTCAAAAAACTTACCGTCCTTGTTTCGATATTCTTTTCTGCTCTTTGTTTTACGCCTCAAGCCGGAACGTATCCTGGTCTAATAGGACCTTCGTAAATCAGAACCCCATCCTGATCAAACTCCTTCTCAGAGCCAGGGCAGCTAATGTCCGCGATTGTAGTGCGATCACCATTCTGATCAGACCAGTAGTACGTCATTGAGACCTTATCCTTGCGGTCAGAAAGAGTATTCTCCGACTTAACATGGACGTTTCGGAAGATCATACTCTCTAGTCTGGCTTCCTCAGTTTCAATATACTTGTTTGCCGCAAACCTAGCAACTGCACAGTCACGGATAACAATAGCACAGTCTTCTATGACAGCGCGTTTCACTCCTTTAAACTCTACTACTGAGCGATCCATCGAAGTATAATCGAAGAGGCAGTTCTTGATTTTTACATCGTTCATCGTGTGAGAGGTAACCGGACCAACGCCCTCGGTGCCTCTAGGCTGGAAGAGGATGGCCCCAGTTGACCAGATGTCCGAACCATACCCATAGAGCTTGCGAGGGATATCCCATTTGCAAACGAACGAGCAGTTCTCGAAGGTCGCGTCCGCAGGGAACTCCTCGTTGCCGAACCCGTACACTGTGAAGTTCCACGAGGCAGCGTTAGCTCTCTTAGCACAGTCGATAAAGTGTGAGTCCTTGACCGTCAGTTTGTTCTTTTTAAACAGAGGCACGTTGTTCTGAGGCGCGTTGCCCGAAGCCACTGGCCTCTGAGCAAGCTGAACACCCTGACCCGCAATACTCTTCCATGTGGACCCTGTGATTGTGACATCATCGTAGGGAGAGAGGTAGAGAGAGTGGTAGGTAGATTGATTACTGAAGTCGCAATCAATAACATGACGCTCAGGGCAGTTATACTCGCGGGTGCCGAAATACATTCTAGGGCTGTCAATGTTGTCCCAACCAAGGTTACGGTACGTTAGGCTTCCTGAGCGAACCTCAGGCGGGTTCGGATCCAAGAACAGGTTAGAGTTCCAACCAGCACCATTTACAGGACGGTGAAACATGTCCTTGAACTCGACGTTGCCGTCTGCATCCTTCAAGGCATCCCAACGCTTGGAGTCAATGTTGCCAGGAGAAGATGTGCCCGCCCGCGGAGCCCGCGAAGCTCTAATAGGATCAATTACAGACTTGTTTTCGACTAAGTTTTTTTCCAATCCAGCTATGGCATCAAATACCGGAACCGGAACAGGATCAAAGGCTGTCCGACTAATAATCTCGCCAGTTACCCCATCAATAACGATCTCCTCGCCGGGACAATGAATGTCCCTCTTTACAGACTGCTGACCGCCAGGGTCATCAACGTGTCCAGTCATCACGTTTAGCTTAACACCACCTTCTGTGATGCAGTTGCGAATCTTGATGAGCTTGGTTTTGGTGTTACCCATCTGCCCGTAGTCTTTATCAATGGTGATAAAGGGCAGAGCGTGGTCACGACCAATGAAACAAGAGTCTTCAATGACAATTTCATCCACAGAACGAAGTGAAGCCAACGCCCTATCACCTTTCGTGAAATCAAACAGGCAGTTCTTGATGTGGACTAGCTCCATCATGCACTGATCCTTGAGTTCAGGGTTACCTTGGGAGTGAGTTACCACTAAACCACCAGTGGACTTCTTACCGTCAGCCCTAGCCTCAGGCCAGTCAGCCACAAAGGAGCAGTTCTCAATCATCAGCGTACCAGGGAACTCGCTCGTACCAGCATCAAAGTAAGTTGCGTTGAAGCTAGGACGGTCACCTTTGTATGCGTTGTCTACAAAGTGACTATTGCGTAGGCTGTGATAAGGCTTCGTAGAGTACGGAAGGTTATCAGGGTCATACTGCTGGTAGGCACTCTCCCTATGAGCAAACTGAATACCTTGTGAACCGCAACGAAGGAACGTACATTCATCTACCTTTGACCCCTCATAGTTGGAGACATAGAAACCATGCTCCCGAGGAATGTCTGTGAAGTCGCACTGTAAGAACTCGCGCATAGGAACATTGAACTCACGGGTTCCCCACTTAAGCTGCCTAGCAAGCTCTGGAAGGACCTCTGGCGACACTCCGATGTTCTTCCAGGTATATTTGCCTGGACGCGGTGCGAGGTCCTTGTGGAGGTTAGAGGACCACTGAGAGTAACCCTTCGGTACGACCGACTCAAGGTTCTCTTTAAGTAGATCACCTTCCGTCCAGTCACCTCTACGAACATCTCCAATCGTACCAATAGAATCCCGAGCTTCTCTCTCGGCTCTCATGGCAGGTAGAGCTACTAACTTGTTTTGCGCCGCCGTGTTTTCAGCACACCTAAGAGCTATGAAATCAAAGCTAGGAGGAGGTACAGGAGGATCAATCTCAATCTCATAAGCTATCTCCTCGCTCCAAGGAGATGCATGAGGCGTACCATCAGCTTTGTAGCCAAAACCACGCATCTTATAAATCCAATCAGATTCAATATCAGCATCAGACTCAGAGATAATATCAGTCCAACCATCAACAGCCGTGTTGGTCAGATTTTTCCAACCACCCTCTTCCTTGAAAGCTGGCTTACGTTGAATCTGAACTCCTGGCGTCTCACGGGGGAGCGGCATACTCCAACTGAGGGATACCGTCCGACCTCTACCCTGGACCCTGAAGTTCGCTGGAAGAACAGGGCGCGGAATAATAGGCTCCGGCGGCGGAACTAAACCCGCTTCATATGCATCAAAGATTTCTGTTACCTTCTCGGAGTATGCATCGAACTCGCTCTTAAGAGCATCCACATATTCATTTCTTTCAGTCATTGCATTAGTCGCTTTAAAAGTTCAGGGTTATTCATAATAACAGCCTGTTCAGGGGGAGGAAGATCACCTCTCTTTCCTTTTTTTCTTAGTGCAGCAGCCGAACGCGATGTACGCTTACTTTGGTCAGCTACTTTGTCTCGAAGTTCAAGTTCAGTCTCAAGTCGGCTTGCAGCAAGTGCCTTTCCTTTAGGAGAGTCATCTACAGGCAAGAGTGTTTTCGAATCGGGATACTTTCTAGGAATTTTCATCGCCTCAGCTATAAGATAACCAAAGTCTCTGTATACATCAAAGTAACTCATTTGCTGTCCCCAGGAACACCTCTATCAAGGAGATTTTGTAATTCTCTTTGAGCCAGTCTACCCATCGGAGGACGACCATACTGTCTTGTATCAGAGGAGCCTCGCTTGAGTGTAAAGTTTTTTATCATCTTGTTTCGACGCCTACGAGTGTTTTTAGTTGTAGCGGTTGTTTTACCTCTCCTCTTAGCGGCAAGAATCGAACCTTGTTCGAACCTAGCGCCCGCACCCTGCGGTCCAGGAAGGCTAAGTTCTTTTTGGCTAGGCATTGGAGGGTTCTTGGCTTCAAATAAGTTTAAAGCTTCAGCTATGATATCTCCGATCTGTTGATAGGTTTCTACGATTGAGTAATTCATGTTATGTCTTCCGCTCGACGGCCTCTATTTTCTCCTGTTTGTCCTTTTCGTCTATTTGCTCTTCCCTTACGTCTCCTTGCTTTCATTGCTTTCTCAGTGTCACTATGAATTGCTTGTAATTCCAACTCCAGCGCCTCAGCAATGAGATGCCCGATGTATCTATAGGTTTCTAGATCAGAGTAGTGCATAATTAATTTCTGCTTGAGTTGTCAGGAAGTCCCTTTTTGGTTCTTTTCTTGTATCCCGGTTCCGCAGGAGTGGGAGTGCTACCCCTAACAGCACGCTTCCCGGCCCGCTCTCTAGCTAGATCAGCAAGTTCCGCAGTGCTCATAGCATTTTTTACTACCGGGTGACTCGGCTTTAGCTTCAGCATCTTTATTAACTTTATCGCTTCCCCTGTAAGGGCCTCAGCCCTATCACTAGTTTTCATATCCTTTATAGCACCATGCCTAGCGTCATAGGTGCCTTGATCGAAACCACGCATTCTAATCTCAGCGATGAGATGTCCCACCTGCTGATAGAACGCGCTCTGAACTAGTCTAAGCTTGCCGCGCGGTTTTCCGTCGCCCTTACCACCACCTTTGAGATGAGCTTTTCGTCCGACCTTATCAGCAAAAACACTTAATCTCGCAGATCGCTCCAGCGCATTGTGATGTTTATCTCCTTCCCTGTATCCTTGGTCATTATTTCCTTGGTCAAAGGCTTGGTCCCTAGCGTCTTCAGCGTTCGCAGAGCGAGCCCTGAGTTTTTTTCGAGTTTCTTTAGTGCGTACTAAAGTAGCAAAAGCAGATCCTCTATTTCTTGTTCTAGCCTCTCCCAGAAGCGCGTCTAAGTATCTCATCAGCCTTTATCCTCAATCTTTTGAGCCGTCGCCATGCGCCTGTGAGCCCTTGCAGCCTTCCTCGTTACAGACTCAGCAGACTCACCACTAGCCTCTCCAACCTCAGCAGATTTATATTCATTTTCTGCACTGGTTCTGAGCTTTTTAGCAACTCGCTTTGCCTTGCCTGTTAATGCCTCAGCTAAGATATCTCCGATCTGAATGTAAGACTCCGCTTTGAGCTTCTTCTCAGCCTTCACTAAACCTTTAAGAGGTCTACTAGACGGTTCGCCGTCCTGGCGGCGGACCCTAGCAGCTAAAACGGCAGTCTTTCTAAAGTCTGGTGAACGAATCATCTTACCCACTTTACCTTCTCCTGTATCGGAAGCATGTTGATAGGCACGATCAAGATCTCTTCTAGACCTAGCTCTCTTCTTTTGGCCGTAGGGCTTGCCCTTATCCACCCTAGCTTCTTCT